TGCCGTGCTCATCACTGCCTCCATTCCTTGCGCCTTATTGCGCGTGCCCCGCCGTGGACTCGCACCACGGTCACGCCTATGCCGGGGCCACCACGGGCAAGCCGTGGCATGCTACTAATCAGCCCGCAATACGCACGGGCATGAGCAGGTACAGCCACTTCACGCCGCTATCCAGCGGGGCCATAGGTGTCCACACCATCGGACGGCCACCGCCAGTGAACTGCACCCGCACCCCGCCGTTCTTGGGGACCGGCATCTTGGCCACGTCCGCCACGTACTTAGGATTCATGGCGATACCCTCCTCGGGCAGGTCAGTGAACCCTGTCGGGATGAGTGACTGATACTTAGGAAACTCACCATCCAACGTACGGATCGTGCGACTCACTTCACCCTCGTGCGTGACACACGTGAACCGCACCTGCCCATCCTCGGGGTGAATCACCACGGTGGGCGGCAGCCCGAATCGGGCAGGCTTAGGCAGTGTCTTTACGTAAGCCACCAGATCACCGGCAGGCACCAACGCCGAACCCGACTGCACGTTGCTTGCACTCAGCCACTCCGCCTTGACCAAGCGGAATCGGTCAGTGGCGACCATGCGCACACTCAATGAGTCCCATTCCACCCGGATACCCGTCAGCGTGGGCAGTATGTCGTCCTTGCCTGCCGCCACTGCCGCAGACATTACGAGATCCCGAAACACGGACACGTCCAGCGCCAGCACAGTCACGTTCTCCACTGCCGTACCCTCAATGCTTGTCGTTGTCATGGCTTGCCTCCTTGCCAATAGCCCGGCACCATGCCGGGTCAGTGCCCCTCCCCCGGCTCGCACGGGGATGCCTTCTAGTAGGGGCGGCTGCCGTTAGGCAGCGACAGGCTCACGGTTGGCAAGAGCCACCAACTCACACACCAGTGCGTGATCACCCTGATACGCATGCACCACATCCCACGCCGCTAGTTGCGCACGTGCCAGTCCGCTACGGCTGAACCGTGCGCACGGCTCGGAATACACCTGCACCCCATCCCCTATCGTGTACCGCTCCCACCCGTCTGACACCGTGGACCGCCGCAGCGAAGCCACGTACCGCTTGCCGTACCCGACGTGGGATACGTCCAGCGTGATGATGACCTCACCCTCACGCCCGTACCCGTCGGCCACCATCTCGCCCGTCCGCCACCTAAGCGTTACCGTGCGGTCCCGCTCGTGCCTCTCATCAGGTTGCCTCAACACATCCATGCCTGCCTCCTCCTGCCATGCCCGGCCCTATGCCGGGCAACGTGCCACGCCAGGGGCCCGCACCCTGGTGCCTGCTAAGTCGTGGCCGCCACACCGCATAGTGTGGCATGTAACTATCGGGACCGCTAGTAGTCCTCGGGCCGCATGATTGTCACCAGTGGGGAACCGTCATCACCCGGGCCCACAGTGGCCCACAGTCTGACAGGCTTAGCCGTCACGCCCCGGCCATAAGCCGGAACCCGCAACACATCGAACACCGCCATGTCATCACCAGCGGCACGCCGTGCCGCTTGGCTTGCCAGCCACAACACATCCCACAAGCGGCCCGCCTCATCCTGCCCCGTGGCAGGCTTAGCCGGGTCTACGTTGCCCTCGGGCCCCTCATCCCACGTCACACAGTCATCCCACGCACCCCGGCTCATCACCACGGGAATGGTGAACCCTGCCTCACGTGCCGTCACTTCCGGCACCGACACTAGGAACCCGTCCGCCAGTGCATCGGCCGCCGTGTACGCATAGATAACCGGCGCACTATTAAACACGTATCCAGCCATGATCTAAACCTCCTCATCGTTGTCGTCGTATTCCACGGAACCGACACGGTTCCCGTTGATATCCCGCAGACGCATGCCGTTAGGCACATCGCCAGCCGTGAACCGTTCCGCCAGATAGGAGAAGATGCGGGCGACCTCATGGTGCCCATCCTCGCCCGCGAAAGCATCGTTATCCGTGTCGATATGCACTTCAATCCAGCCCATCATGTGCCTCCTCATGATGCAAGGCACCCGGCCCCATGCCGGGTGTCCAGCACCACGGCCCGACCCGTTAGGGCCGGGCGTAGTGGCATGCTACTAACGGCACCAGCATGCCGCCTCATCATGGCTCCCTGCCCCGTCATGACACACACAGTCACACGGCGGGCACTCATGCGCGAGGTCACACGCACAGTCCCAATATCCCCACCGCATACCGCACCCCTCGCACCATGCGATAGCCGTCCCTGCCATATGCGACCGGCCCACACGCACCCCGGCAGGGGTGCGACAGTCCTCGTGCGCCTCGCACCACTCACACGCCACCCCGCCAGGGGTGGCCACGTTCCCACACTCACACCGTGTCAGGGTCGCCGCGCTCACGCCGCCACCCCTTCGGCCAGTGCCTCGGTCTGCGACACGTCGAACACGTACACTACGCGGAACCCTGCCAGCGCGGACCCTTCCTCCCCGTCTTCACGCTTCCGCGCCATAGGCGCAAGAATCGCCAGACCCTTAGCACCCTTCCGCACTACCCGGCCCGCCTTGCGCCAGTCATGGAACCCGGCCACCGCCTTAGCATCCGGGCACTGCGACCAGATGAGGGCCGCGTTCCGCATGGAATAGTTGCCAAGAATCGCGGCCAGTGCCGCGACCGCTTCCGGGTGCTCCCGCTCGGCAGTCTCGGCCATGCCCCGCAGCGTTGCATGGAACGCGGCGCGTTCCTCCTTAGTCCTTGCCATGATTACGCCTCCCCACAGTCTGCCCCCGGGCCCAATGCCCGGGGACACACCGCAAGGGGCAGACGTCGCATCCGGGCCACTGTCACCGGCCCCGCCTGCCTTGCGTAGTGGTGAACACCCCGGGCCCGTCGTGCCCCGTATCGTCCGCTGCCTGGCGGCTCTGGCCCCGGCATGTCTGCCAGGGGTGATCGCCTGCCTGTCCCGTTAGTCCCGTGGTCGGTCCCTACCGGGGGTGCTCACCGTGCGGACCAGGGGAATCGTGGTCACCGTTGCCCCCATCGGCCCTACCGGGCCACTAGGCGGGGGTCGTGCTATCCCCTGGCTCTGCCCCGCTTGTCTCGGCGGGGCCCGCCTGTCGTGCTAATGGGAACGATAGTAGCAGGGACACAACGTGTCAAGCGTGTCTGCCTACTAACGCCGTGTGATCTAGGTCACACGTGTCCGGCCATGCTTGGCACACGAGGCAGGCAAGGCACCCCGGCCCGTGGCCGGGGCAGGCGAGGCATCGACAGGCACACGCCCCGGTAAGGCAAGGCAAGGCACGGCACGGCACGGCCCCGGGCTAGTAGGCATGGCACGCGGCCAGTAGGCATGGCACTACTGGCAAGGGGTGACAGTCCTACCCGCTACGTATGCGTACCGCTGGCCCTCCGGGGGCCGGTCGGTCGCTCCCCCCTCCCCCCGGGGGGTGCACTAGGTGGCCAATGCCCGGATGTGGGCCCCCCATGCCCCGACGAAACGCCCGAAACGTACACACATGACCCCAGTGCTTTTTATAGATGTACACATATATATATAAATATCCACCCGCAGAAGTGCACTTGTCGGGCCTGCTGGATGTGCTGTGGGATGCCTGCTGTTTGTCCCGCTATGCGGGACTAATATCGGGCATTGTGGTGCATATAAGGACAACTTTCCTTGGAATTTCCCCCACGAGGTTGAAAGATCGGATTTTTCAACAGCGTTATATAAGTGAGGGGTCTTTGCTTCGGCGGCTACCGCCGCCTCAGCCGCCGAAGCGTGTGTTCTTGGCTAAGGCGACCCTTTGAAGGGGTCGCCGGAGCATGCTGGCTAGGCAAGCATGCTGAGCATGCATGCAAGCCCAGGCTCGCCTACGGCTCGCCTGGTATAAGCCACCCTAATTCTTCGGCGTGTGCTGCCCCTTTATCCGCCTCAGCCTGTTGGCTTCGGCGTCTGCTGTTTCACCTGGCGTTTGGAGGTTCACCGCGTATGCCTAAAGGCGAGGTGAAAGCCAGGGGCAGGCAGGTGGAGGATTCCAAGCGGCTGCTGCTTGAGCAGTTGGCCCAGGGTCAGACGGTGGCTCGGGCGCTGCAGGTGATTGGGCGTTCGCGCCCGACGTATGAGTCGTGGCGGCGTTCGGATAAGGATTTCGCTCGGGATGTGGACCGGCTTCGGCTGGACATGGCCGAGGCGATGAAGGTTGAAGCCGAGGACAGCCGCAACATATCGTTCGCGGACTTCTCGGAGAAGTTTCTGGATGCCCGCGTGTTCCCGCACGCGCAGAACGTCATCGACATGATTGAAGGCCGCGAGCCGTCCTGGCTGCACCCCGGCATGACGTGGGAGCCGGGCGAGCCGGACCTGTGCATCGTGAACATGCCCCCTGAGCATGCGAAGTCCACGACGGTGACGATGAACTACGTCACCTACCGGATTGCCATGGACCCGAACATCCGTGTCATGGTGGTGTCGAAGACGATGGCGATGGCCCGCAAGTTCTTGTACGGCATCAAGACCCGCCTGACGCATCCGAAGTATGCGCTGCTGCAAACCCGGTACGGGCCCCCTGGCGGGTATGACTCTGATAGCGCGTCGTGGACGCAGGACATGATCTACGTGTCCGGAGCCAGTAGGGATTCCGGCGAGAAGGACCCCACGGTGCAAGCCCTGGGCGTGCGCGGTCACATATATGGGGCACGTGCCGACCTCATAATTCTTGATGACGTGGTGGATGGGACGAACGCCCACGAGTACGACAAGCAGATCGACTGGATTCAATCCGAAGTCGTGTCCCGCCTGTCCCCTAGTGGCTCCCTGCTCGTGGTGGGCACCCGCCTGGCATCCAAAGACCTGTATCTAGAGTTGCGGAACCCGACGCGCTACCCGGAGGAAACCTCCCCCTGGTCCTACCTGGCCATGCCCGCGGTGCTCACGTTCGCGGACAAGGCGGAGGACTGGGAGACACTGTGGCCGAAGTCGAACCTGCCCGAGATTGGGGCGAGGGGCGAGGACATGGAGCCGGACGCGGAGGGTTTGTTCCCGAAGTGGAATGGTGAGCGCCTGTTCAAGAAGCGGGCCCGCATGACCCCGCGCACATGGTCCATGGTGTACATGCAGGCGCAGGTCGCAGACGATGCAATCTTTGACCCGCAATCGGTCGCTGCGGCGGTGAACGGTAACCGCATGACAGGTTTGATGCCGAAAGGTATGCAGAACTGCAGGCCGAACG